AAAAGAGTTAGTTAAAGGGCTTCTGGATGAAGGCATATCACAACGTAAAATAGCCAAGATATGCAAAGTTGACCGGAACACTCTTGCCAGATTTTTAAAAAGTAATTTAAGTAATTAGCGTAAAACTGATAATATCTGAATGAAATTTTAAACCTACTAAATGACTAATAAATCACTAATTAAAAAAGAGCTGCTACATCAAAATTTTGTAGTGGCTTTTTTCATTTTTGGTATCAATAAACTGGTTTCCTATAGTTTTAGTTGCATAAATATGTTATAAAAGTTATTTTTGTATCGGGTAATCATTCATGTTTTTAGGGTATGGACAATCAGCTGGAGCTTTTTCCTGGCAATCATCTTGCGTTTAACGGTGAATGTGGACGTGCATCCACCACACCGCTTCAGCGTACGGCTGCCAGCCGTGGTGAACGCATCAAGTTGCGTAACCAGGTGATGGTAGCCCGCCTTTACTATTGGCATGAAATCATGCGTCGCCGTATGGATGACGTGATTGTTATCCTTGCCGAATATGAGTTCTTTGTAGACGAACGTACCATCAACAATGCCTGGCTGGAGTATTCCGATTACTTTGAACGCCTTTGCAGTACCCATACCACAGCCCGACAACTTCAGAGGATATACCCCTGCTGGAAATGGTAGTTTTCTATATCCTGTCTATAAATTCAGCCACATACACCGCTTCGTATACTTTCAATCCGTCCGGACGTTTCTGAGGCCGGCAACTTTTGCGTCGCAGAGACTTTACGCAGCCTTCTACAGGGCGGAAGCCTTGTAAAATCCTGTGGATGTTTTCCAGCATGTCGAGACGCGCAAAGGCCGTGCCTTGTACCTGTACGGGTTTATTTACGTTGAACGAGGCGCAGTCATTGAATCCCACCTTCAGAGCTATGGCAACTTCTATGCGTTGCACCGTGGGGTGGTTTCCCGCCATGTTTTCCGCATCGGGATAATAGAGCTCTACCAGACAACAAGGGAACGCTACGGGCGGGCGGCTGTCCTGGAAGTCCAGTTGTCCTTCATCGGCATCTATCCAGCGTAATGCCGGGATTTCTTGCCTGATGCGGTCCATAACCGCTTTCATGATTTCTTTTTTCATTCTTCTATGATGGTTTTAAAAAGCTGTTCGATATCTTTTTTTAATATAATGTTCAGCTCCCGGCTTTCGCCCATGAACTGACGTTGAGGTATTAATGCCTTCCGGGTATGCTGCTTTACAACATACTGTTTGCCTTTTTTGCTGGTACGGTCATGAGTTTTTACGACAACGCTTCCGGAGAATCCTTCATTATGGACTTTGGCATAAAGAACATTATCATTACCGGCTGAGATAACCACTTTGTCCGTTGATATTTCTGCCGGGCGTATACTGTTCAGCAGGTGTCCGCTATCCACCAACAGCGAACCGTTGGAGCGTTTATATCCCCGTCCGGGTCCCGGCCATTCCTTTCCATCGAACTCTTTATAGCGGAACCGTTCCTTGAAGTAATCCACGGCCAGTTCCGCCACCAGGTCCGGTACCGCATTCATGGCTTCATTTACCTTTAGTCTTAATTCCTTGCTGATATCCATTGTATTACAATTAAAATTCGTATTTTTGCAGAGTTCACCGCCAGCGACTCAAAAGAGCGTTTACCCTGGGACGGAGGGACGTAGCTGTACGTCTGAAAAAATGGCGGGTTGCCGGTGGACAGTCCAAGGAAGAGTGCAACACCGGCTATCCAATCCGGACGGGCGGAGAAGTGACGGGATCGCTTCACTTTATGGTTCGGACGGACGCGAGGATGCACTCTGACGTTTTTCTATCAACAACCCATGCCGCCGTTTGTCCCATATCTTTTGCAGTTGTTCCCTTTTTCCTTTCGGCAGTCTGGTTACCATCTCATACCAGGTCTTCAATAGCAGTTTCTCATCTTCTATCCGGTAGTTCACCACTATGACACCATCATTATAGTAACGCAACAGGCTGTATGTATCCAGTTCGTTCTTCTTTATTTCATCGTTCAGCCAGACCTCATCAGGAGATTGAAGGGTTTCCAGCATGGCATCCCACAAGTGGATGCGATTGTCACGCCCTTTTGCTGTGGTGTGGCTGTCGAACTGTTTTTTTTCAACAATGATATTTCTGCCCTGGTAATCGGGCAATGTGATTACACCGTCCTGTTCCATTTCATCCCATACTTGCCGCTCGCTTTTCTCCGTGCGGGGTATCTTCTCCGGTTTCTTTTCCATATTGGCAGGGACAGATTCCAACCCCCATTTGGGTGCGGTTTGCTTTCCCATACTGCCGGATGACTGTCCGGGGAACTTATTTATATACATCTGATCAGCTGTAAATACCTGCGCCGAATCGCATCGGTTAACTCCCCAACCTTGTGCTGCGCTCATCTTCCATTCCTTGGTTTTCAGGAAATCGTCAACCCGCCGGCGCATTTCCTCCACATCAAATTTCACCTGATGCTTCATGCGGCCTACCACCCAACAACGACAACGCCAGCCGTTGGGAGGATATATCTTGTTCCAACGTGGATCACTTTCGGGCAGGATGACTCCATGCAGCTTTAAGTGTTCTTCACGTACCTTGCCATCATATACGGTTTTGTATTCCCAGAACGGGAATATTTCTTTTTTGCTGCGTAGCCTGCGATAATTGGATGTAGCCTCTGCCGTCAGTACTGCCGTATCCCATTCTGTTTTTTGCCAGGTCTTGTTAAACACACCGGTCACTTCTTTTGCCTTGCGGTAAAACTCATTGAAGTTCTTACTTTCACGGAAAAGTCTGTTCAGCTCTTGTATTTCCGCCAATGTTTTTGCAGCGGAAAAATGGAACAGGTTTTGTTCCATGGCTGTTCGGAATACGTCGTCCGGAGCATTGTAGGTGATTCCGATATCGGAATTCTTTATGTCCTTTTTAAATGCCGGTTGAACAGCCTTTAAAAAGTCGTCGGCAAAGAACCGGAAGAGTTCCGGGCTGAAGTCCGTCAGTTCCCCGTTCCATACCGCCGCGATGAGACGTTCGTCCAAAGAATCGGCATCACTCATGCGGATTGTGCCAGCCCCGCCCGGATGCGGGGCTGCTACGAAAAAAGACTTGATGCGTTCCCAAAGATTGCGGTCGTCGCTGTTCTTTACCGGTTCCTTACCGGCTTTCGGATCGTTGTCTTTTGCTGCCGAAGGTTCATTTTCCGTTTTATCAATTGTTTGCCCCGACGTGCTCAGAAACACCGGTTCCCCATTTTTGGGTTCGGGAATGCCGTATTTTTCGTAACCGTACGTCTGTGGTATGGGAATCATGGTGGAGAGAGTCTTCAGATCGCTTACCGTGATTTCGTCCTTCTTATCCACAAAGGAGAACTTTCCGCCATGCACAGGATATCCCCTGCTTTCGAGCAACGGGACAAGATATTTGTTCAGCATGCGGATCACGAACCGTCGGTCGCTGCGGTGCTTCTTCTCCTGTACCTCCATGTGTACTTTGCTTTGCGAAAGCGATGCACCGTCTTTGGTGGTCATGGTCTGCCCCAGGATGGTAATAAGTATCTCTTCGTTGCAGGCATTGCGAAAGTCATTGTACAGGGCGCCGTTAGTGCTTCCTGACAGTGTGGTTTGTTCCACTTCGCTTTCTTTGGGTATCACCAGGTAGGGAGCCGCACCGGCTTCCTCAAAGGCCTGTATCAGCAGGCGGCGGCTTTGTTCGTCCATACTGTTGTATTTGCCGATGCGCTGCGGCATACCGAAGAGTTCGACGAACTGCGCCCAGTCACCGAAACCGCCGCGCTTGTAGATGACGTAGGGTGCAATCTTCAGCAACAATCCCAGATCGTCGTCTTTACCCCACTGGATGATCATGCCGTCCTCCGCATAGCTGATGCCGGTGGTATCATATTGTTGTCGCAGTATAAGCTTCTCTTTTGGGCGGATGTGTTTGCGGGGAATGCTGTTGAAGTCGAAGCCGTTAATGAACGAGTATTCGTCTACAGATATACCCCAGAACAGGCACCACATGATTTCCTTCAGTTGCTCTTCAAATTCGATGGTGTCTATCAGGTCGTTCATAACCGGTACTTCCTTCTTGTTCATCGTGAAGTTGATGTCGCAGTCCGTAATGGCTTCAATGCGTTTGCTGATGGCATCGAGTACGAAGCCATCCAACAGGATATCCTCGTAGAGGTCATATAGTTTGCTGCGTAGTCCCATGTCTGCGGCACGCAGGGCGCTCTTCCAGCTACCGATGTCGTTGACGCCCCTGTGTACAGGCTGTATCAGTATCTGGTTGTAAACCGGTGTCACTACTTTTTTTGCAGTGACAGCCGGAATTTGCTTTTTATTCTTCTTTTTTTGTACCATGATAATAAGTTAAAAGTGATTATCCCGTTTACGATTACTGCCGAAGGCAATTTCTCCCTGACACAGTTTGCAGTGCGCACTTGCTTCGGGTGCTGCCGGCAGGTTCGGATTTTGCTTGTTCTGGTTGTTTTTGAGCCATTCGATTGCCCGGTCGTATCGCTTCTCGCGCATTTCGATGTCAACTCCGGCATTGCAAATGTTGCAGAAATGCCAAGCTGCAATATCTTTGACAAAAAGTAACAGAATGGGGTTGCGTTCCTTGCCCCGGGTGGCGAATATCTTACCAGTATCGTACTTGGTGAGATAGCCCTGCACTTCCTCGATGGCGGCATCGATGGCCGACATCATGGCGGCATCATCACCGTGACTGATGGTGTTCATATCCTCTTCATAGATATGTGTGGTCATTTCCTCTATATCCAAATAAGCCATAATAGTATAGAATATTAAGTTTTACATTCGTTTTGAGTTGCGGGGGCGGTGCCCATGCCAGCAGCTTCCTGCTTCAATGTGGGCGTTAAGCTGCTGGCACATGTAGTAGCCGCCTTCTATGGCATCCGGACCGTCGGCAGGCGCAGGCAGCCCATCATCGAACAAGTGGAACTGTTCTTCCAGGCGCAGCATATTCGGATTATCCTTTTCACGGATGTTGAGCACCAACCGGCCGGCACGGTTCAGCGGTTCCAGGTTGCCTTCGATGCGGACAAACTTGTCGGGCTTGTCACGTCCATCGGGCGAAATATTGATGTAGTAGCCGTTTTCCTTACCCTTGGCGAGGAAGAGGGGAACGAATACCTGCTGGTAGAAGGGGTCCTGAAGTTTGTTGTTCTCTATATAGTTGCGCTGCTGTGCCCGTTCGCGCACGTAGTCATGCTGGAAATAATACCAGTTCACAAACTCATCGTTGGTGACATGCAGCAGGTAACCTGTATAAACATAGAGTGTGCCTTCATACAGTCCCATCAGGAAGTTGGCTTTGAAGGAATTCTTCTTAGCTTTCTTACTGGTGTTGTTGCTGGGAGCGGGGTCCCCGTAGCTGACTATATACTTTAGCTTGTTAATGGGCGGGCATTCTCCCCAACGGATTTCTTTGAAATAGCTGCCTTCCACTACCGGGTTATTGAAGCATTCTTTTTGTCCGCTTGCCAGACTGACCTGTGCCAGTACCTCATCGATGATTTCTTCTGTATTCTTTTCCGGCCAGACGGAAGTTCCGAACTGGTAGTCCATTTGCGGATCGGGATGGTTGATATCCACCATGCGGATGTTGATGATATCCCAGTTGCCGATAGGCTTTTCTCGTGCCGCCAGTTCACGGGCTTTATTTCCGGCTCGGGACACGCAGCAATCCTTGGCTATTATGTTGCCCGTCCAGATGGTCAGCAACGCTTCGCTGATGGAGCGGGTAAAGAACAAGGCCTGTTCAAACCAGTTCCATTTGTTGTTCACGATGTCCGGATTACGGCATTCTTCGTCCGTATCGTAGTCATCCATCAGCAGCACGTCCGGACGAACCTCGTCCATTTTCACACCACGCGGAGACTGTCCCCAGCCCATGGCCATGAACGACACGCGGGTACTGAGGGTGAAGTAATCTTCCGTCCATTTGTCACCGATCAAATTTCCGTAGAAGAACTTCAGGCGTTCGTTCGCCTCGAATTGAGCCCGGTATTGGTTCAGCAATTTTATGGCACCCTGATTGGTGGCGGAAGTCATGATGACGCACCGCTTATTCTTCTTTACGATGACCAGATAGAGAATAATGAACATAACGATGGTGCTCTTTGCCAACTCACGCGACCAGCTCAGCACTTCATACCAGTTACCGTCG